GCCGATGGACGTTAGCAATATCATGGAAGAAACTCCGTAACCGCCTCCGCATAACCAGAATAATGACTGGGTGTCAAGTGTGCATAGCGGCGCACCATTGATTCAGACTGCCACCCACCCAAATCTTGCAACACATACAACGGAGTACCGGATTGCGCATGCCAAGACGCCCAGGTATGCCGCAGATCATGCCAACGAAAATCCTGTATCCCTGCCCGCTGCAACGCCTGATGCCAGGCACGAGTATTTACCCAACGAATAGAACGACCACAATAAGTGAACACCCATTCATGATGCTGCCCACGTTGCGCTTGAAGCACTTGCAAAGCATGCAGCGATAACGGAATCCGGATCGCCTGCCGTCCCTTCGCCTGATCGGCAGGAATACGTAGAACCTTACGGACAAGATCGACCTGATTCCAACGTAATTTTAATACATTGGCCTGACGTAATCCCGTTGACAAAGCAAAAATAACCATAGCGCGCTGATGCAATGGCAACTCGGACAGCAACGAGCGAGCCTGAACAGGCGTCAACCAGCGAACCCGCTTCGTCGGTTCTCGAAACAATGAAATATGCGGACACCGATCAATCCACAGCCAAACATCAAACGCACGGCGCAAGATAGAACGAATCAACGCCAAATAACGATTTGCAGTGGATGGGGAAGTTTCAACCACTTTCAGCGTAGCTACATGCAAAATTAAATCACTATTAATAGCAGCTAACTTCTTTCCAGCAAAATGAAATGCAAGCCAGCGTAATTTAGCGGCGTCCTCATGCATAGTTGTTTTGTGAGATTTTTCAGATAACCAGCGCAGTGCAGCGTCATCCCATAAAAAATGAGACATAAGCTCTCCTAAGTTCTTAATCCTTTTGAGATGGTATGGCAGAGAAATTGCAAGGCGGCCTTGCCGCGAAAGAGAGTGGACGCATCACTAACGCGCCATAACAGCGGTTTTGCATGAGGGAGTAAGCAGGGAACGCGGAGGATGAATCGAAATCTTGATCTAGTCAGCGCTGCAAAGAACACAGACTAGAAGCGTCACCGTAGGGGGCTAGCCCCCTACACCCCCGATTGATCTACACTAGGCAGAAAACAAGCAGGGAAAATGACAATGACGGAAAAAGAACACAACGCAGAAATCATTAATGAACGAGAAGCACAAATTGCAAAAATACTCACCGAAACCAGCAAGCTAAACGCAGAAACAGCAAAGATTCAAGCTGAAATTCACGAGGTAACCACACACACGCAAGAAATGAACGCACACATCAATGAAATGAATGCACGTACACAAGAAATGAATGCACGCACACAAAAATTAATGGAAGAAACACTAAAAGTATCTAAAGAATCAAAATGGTATCCAGTAGTAGTAGCTAGCGGACTTATGGCAGCAGGAGCGACAGCAGCAACTTTATTTATCAAACTATTTCACTAATCTGAGAAATAAATCAATAAAAAATCAGACTGCCCTACCCTGCATATACAATTATGAACATAAAATAAATAGATTATGAATGAATCATAACTGGCATGACAATTGATTTATTGACAAAAGAATAAAAATGTGAATGAAAATCTCTTATAGAGACCCAAAAACTAACGCGAAAACGAAGAACCACGCCCTAAATCATCACGATGCTCATAGCCAGGTGATTGCGGAAACGTCCCCATAGCACGTTCCCCCTTCTCTATGATACCTCCCTGAACGGCAGGGGCTCCGCTCGCATCACTCGCTGCGCTCGCAATACTCCCTGCGCCCTGTTGATCACGGGATAAATTATATAAACGCGGGTCCGCTTCACGGACAGGCTCCCGCCAAGGCCATGCTGTCGCTACTAAAACATGACTAAGGACAGAAATACGCACGCCATAAGAGTGCACAGAGACATCAAAGCCCAAAGCACGCAACTGCTCTAAATCAAGCTGCTCAATCACCAAATTTTCCGTATTAATCCATTGCACCCAAGCACGATACTCATGCCCCACCTGCGCAAGCGCAGCCAAACGTAACCGACCCTTGGCATTAAGATCAAAAATATAACGTTGCTCAGGCCCCAAATCTGACAAAGGATCAACAGGAGGTACCACAGGAGCAGAAACGTCTTGATGAACAGGACCAGAAACAACCTGACCAGGCTTAAACACCTGCCCTACACCTGAAGAGGAAGGACTAGAAACATCATGGGTAGAAAGACCAGCACCACCGAAATAACGAGAATAAAAATGAAACCCCACAACACCAACTGCCAAGAAAAAAATAGCCTTTATTAACATCACTGCCCAGACTGTTCTCTTACCCTGAGAATACACCTCCGTATTGCGGGCCCCTGGAGCATACCCATCATAAAGAGGAAAAATAGACGCATCATATTTAAACGTCTGACTCCCCACCTTCTCAAACTTACCTGCCGCCACAGTATGGTAATACGTCACACGATAACGGTTCTTGAGACCAACAACCGTCAATTTCTGAAAACTATGCTTACGCTCAATACGTGCACGAATCGCAGGATGCATGCGCTTAATCCACTGCGTCATCAGCACTGCATCACCGCCATTCTGACCCAATAACGCCCAGAAATTCTCTATCTGGGGCGCTAACGGTGCACGAGATTCAACATAAAACTCATGCACCTCATCAATAACGATTAACACATCCTTAAAACGATCTTCAATACACCACTTGCCGTCAACTTCATCACGATAACAAACGAATGTATTTAATACATCATCCGTATTAACAACAAAAAGAAGTTCACGAATACGAGCCTCTGACATCTCCAAATACTGAGCAATCAACTCATAACGCAAACCATTCAAACGTGCATAAACACGACGACCCTCACGAAGAGCAGGAAGAATATGATGCTTCACTGCATCGTAACTTTTCCCAGAACGAGGCACACCCTCATTAAAGACCAACATCACCAAATACCTAAAGTCAACAAACGCCTAAATATAGAAAAAACAATCGCCGCACTAATCACGCGCATAGAATTAGATAACTGAAATACGTCAGCAAACCACACGACTGTACTACCAGCCTTACCTAACATATCCCCCAAGCTTTGCTGCTTTAGAAAATCAGGCCAAGGCAATACACCCACAACAAATAAAATCAATGAAAAACAAAAATCACAAAACAAAACAAAAACATCAGAGACAAAATCAGCTAAAGCAAGAAACATCTTAGTGATTAAATCCCAAATCCACTGCGTAAGATCAGTTAACCACCCAACCCTTAATATGAACATGACTCCTCCTACCTAACGCAAGGTCGCAATACGAACAGCAAAATAAGAAGCAATCGCAAAAATAATATAACCAGCCGACCGCAAAAAACTCAAAAAAACACCGCTGCAATGATAATCAAATGTCATTTCTGGCCAATACGCAGAAGCAGACAACGTAAATATAGGACATTCCCCAGATGCAGAAATGGTTAAAAAGGAAGAAATACCAGAAATAAAAGGAAGATCATTCACTTTAGCCTGATATCCTGATACGACAGTATCCAATGTCTTACCATTACGCTTATAAAGAACACCAGTCCCTGAAGGTGAACCACTACCAGGTGTATCCTTATCACCACCTGATTTATCACCACCGCCTGATTTATCACCACCGCCGCCACTGCCCGAACCGCTAGAACCACCACTAGAACCGCCAGAAGAACCAGTAGAAGCAAATGTAGTTGTATTATAATTGTTATAAGTATTATTAATAATTTGAGTAGATGTGCCCTTACCATCTACACGCCAATCCCCTTTATCCTTAGGCGCGTCCACAGGAGCAATGACTGGAACATCAATTTTATTCAATGTTGCTGCATGATTACCGTCAGAAGCAATCTGAGTTCCCACCTCACCTGGTTTCCAACAATACTGATGCCCAGTCGATGAAGTAGCACAATATTTACCGTCCTGCCTCACACACTGCGTTAATGTACCCATATGTGTACATTCATCTTTAACAACATCCTGAACAGGAGGCGTATCCTGACTAGACTCAGAAGAAGCACCGGGCGGAGAAAGACTACACAAATTCCCATTAGGGGTCATACCAGGCAAAACATACCTAACCTTGCCGTCATCTTGTCCTACACCGATAACTCCATGAGAACGATCCAAATCATAGGAACAACCATCATAACAAGCCGTAGACGGAACACGGACACCGGAAGGAAGCGTTAAAGCAAGAAGTGATTTAGAAGAACGCGTAAGACAAGTTTTCCCCTCGGGATAGACCCGCTGAAAATAGACCCTACTATCACTACAACTATCAGAAGAGGGATAACCGGGCGCAGTGCTATACCCCCCAAAACCAATAATGTGACCATCATCAGTCATAGGACAATCAACCACATGCAAACCAGGAATATTACTATCCTTCAAAGTATTAGAACGCCACATCTGATAACTTGCACTAGCAATAGCATAAGCCTCCCCCCTATCTAAACACTGATTAGGGTCCCAATGCGGCTCACCAATCTCGCAAGCAAAACTAAAACGAGAAATAAAAAGAATCACAAAAAAAACGAGTATGCGAAAAATACTCATGAAGCATCCAGCCCCTTAACAGCAGCCCATCCGCATAAAGCACCCAAAAAACAAGAGAATAAAGTAATCATCAAAGCACATACACCCAGAAGGTGAAGGAGCGACACAAAAAAATGTCGCTCCAAATAATTTAACCGAAGAAACCAGCGACTTTTTTAGCACCCCACTTAGTAAACCCTACAACTGCAATTAAAGCAGCAGCACCAATGAGAGCCGCCGCGGCCGCTTTAACATCAAGTCCAGATAAAATATCTGCCATACATCACCTCGTTTGTTGTTTATCGGCTATCAAAAAATGTCGCAACGGTGCCGATAATACGCGCCACGACATACCAACCAATCACAGTAAAAGCCACAGTGGTAGAGGTCTGAATAACAGTTTTCATATCAGGAACCTCAAACACACGTTGCACCAACTGATAAACCCCATACTCTGACCCGCTGACCAATACATACCCCGTACAGTCAGACACACCTTGGCCTGTAGCTACCAAGGTACCATCAGCTTTTAAAGAGACACAGAGGGCCATGACTTAACAAACATTCCCAAGACAAGAAAAAAAACATAATCAACAAAAAACAACAAAAAAAACTCTACACACCAACACAAAAACAAAAACAAAAAAATAACTAAAACAAAAAACGATAACACGGCACTGATCAAGACACCTTAGAATGAACAACAGAAACAGGCTCCTTACTAGCAAACTCCTTTAATGCAGAAGATAAAGGAATCAGTTTAAGACGTTTTAACAGCAAGTTCGCGTAGTCATCAGTGCCATAAGAATCAGGATGTATCAAATAATCACCAGGGGGATACACAGGCGCCGTGCCCAACTTCAAATTAAATACAGTTTCATACGCCCCTCCCATCACCACACAAGCACGCTGTTCACGAAAAATCTGCGGCCCCGTCTTAGTAGTTACGGAACGCTCAATAAGAACAGTATCTTTCACTCTCACAATAGACATAAATCACCTAATCATTAAATAAAATAAAAGAAATCCACACTAACTTACACACACACGCCCACAGAACAATCTATTAACGTCTCTCGCAAATACGCAGGTAAATCCCCTCCCCTACAAATACGCCGGAAACGAGAAGGCAAGCCCTCACGCTCCACACGATCAACAATAAAATCAGAAAACCCACACCCCAACGCTTGACGCAACACCCCTAATGCAGGCCCGACCTGACGACGCAGCCAGCGAACAAACGCCTCACCTGTCGCCTCCACATGCTTTACCACCGTCCGAATACGACTCACAGGAGAAACAACAACAGAAGAAAATAACTGGCACAAATAATCATAAGAACCACGCAAATAACGCATAGGTTCCACTAATAAATCAAAAGGAATCACAGCATGCTTGGCATATAAACGCACCTCATAACGCACCCAGGGAGATTCAGCCACACCAAGCTGCTTGCCTTTCTCATAAATGCACAATTGCTTATGCCCACGTTGCCCCACATACAACGTACACCCAGACCCGCCTCCATGATCATCTAGAAAACGCGTACGCGGAGGAGTCCCACCAGAAGAAAACAACAAACAACCACCCGCAGGAGCTAAATGCTCACGCGCAAGGGCCTCATGATGCCGAACCGTCCCCAATACACCATCATAGTCATCATAAGCCACATCACAGCGAGTAATCCGCGCATCCAAAGAAGCCAATGAACGTTTCACCTTTGACCAATCATGAATATAACGGCAAGCCGAACCCGTCAAACTAATGCAATACGAATCCGCATTCCCATCCCAACCGATCTTGCCAACCAGATCACCATTAGAATCTATAATAGAAGCACTTGAATTATAAAAATGCCAACGCACAGAGGTATGAGAACCCACGATGACATCATCAACGCTCAAACCAAATAACAAGTAAAGAAGAAAACGAGGCTCATCAAAATAACCCGCCTCTGCCAAACGGGCATAACTAAAAACAACCGTCAAATAATCGATAGAAACAGGATAGGACCCAACAACACCCTTTTGGCCCGTATTACTGTTCGGGCCAAACACCTTTTCACCGGACGGAGCAGGAAACACATAAGACGGCTCTACACGATCGCGACGCGTCTCATATAAGCGAGCAGCCTTCTCAACATCAGCGCGACGCTCACGCTCCAAAAAATTAACATAAACCGCAGAATCAGAAGAAGAAGAGCGACGAGACATAGAATACCTCCACATAAAAACCACAGAAAGCATTAACCGCAGCGATCAATGCGATTCAAGAACAACAGCAACAAAAAATCGAGAAAAAACACAAGCCTTAAAATAAAATAAACAACAGAGAAAACAAAAAGACAAGAACACAAAGAAGGCACAAACGAAGATAAAGAATGAGATACAGAGTAAGTAAAATAATCCTGAAAACCAGAAGTCGGTTGAACAAGAATTAATAAGGATAAACAAATAAACAACAGAATCGACAAAAAAAACGACAAGAGAAGATTAAAGAACCGCCTAACAATCGGAAGATAAAAAAAAGATCGAATCGAATAACATCTTGAATACACAACCTGAATAAAATGAATAATTTTATTATTCACGATAATGACTGCCTTAATAAAACACACTCATCTAACTGATCTAATGCCGCAGCACGGACAGACAGCCAAAAATCAAACTGCTGAGGCAAACTATCTGGCCAGAAGTCCAATTGACGAACGTACATCTCAGCAATATTTAATGCCATGCGTGCGCCTCGTTCAGTATCAGTAATACGCACACATCACCCCGAATGCGACGAAGTAAGATGAGAAAAACGGCATTTCAACTTCTGAAGCTCATAAAAAACATTAGACGAATAAGAATGCATATTCTGAACAGCATCTAAAACTTGTTTATCCGAAGCTTTAGAAGCAGAAGAAAAGACTAGAAATAGAACTTTCTGAATAGATAAAACTTGATGTTCAATGTCAGAAATAGATGAAACCAAACAAGAAATATACTGATGAGCAAAAAGAGGATCAGCATCTAAAACTGATAGTTTAGACATATCACACCTGCGCATCGCTTATACGTTCCGCACGCTTAACAAAAAGCGCCAATCTATTATAAGCATGTTGAATACAATCAGAAATTTCACGTCTCTCTTCAAACGTTGATATACCAAAACCCGCAAGTCCTAATTTTTGATAACGTTTAAAAGCCGAAAGCAATTCCGATCTTGCCGTTTCAATACCCACAAGCAAAACACCGCCCCTCTGAGAAGATATACAAGAATGACCTTGATCAATCACAGCAACCGCAGAAGCCGCAGATACTTCGCTTTGATCACCCAAAGACTTAAAAGACATCCCCTCAGCTAGATAACGCTTTTCTACCTTTATCATCTCAACACTCCTACCGTGCCCTATCCTGTCTTAGAACACCTCCCCATCCAGGATAGGATGAACGGAGAGGTGATTGTCCCTGATTAGAGACAAATTAAAATGTACTCTTAATAGAGTCAAATGTCTACAGTTAGAGACAAAAAATATGCACGCAACAAAATTGATCGAACTGGCTGTTCAGCGTCTAGACAGGAAGAATGTGCGCGCCCTTGCGCAACGAATAGACATAGCACACGGAGTTCTATACGACTGGAAAAACGGAAACAAACCAATACCAAACGAACGGATACAAGAACTAGCAAAAATTGCAGGAGAAGATGCAGGCCAATGGCTACTACTTATCAGATCAGAACAAGATCAAGGAGAGTTAGGCAAAGAATGGACAAAGCTATACAAGCGACTAACTGCAACAGCGGCAACGCTGATAGCAGGCGCAGGCGTTAGTTATTCTAACGCGTCTTATGCAAGCATCGGAAACAAGGAGGAGTTAAAACAACCGGATAAGCTGGTGGGCCGTGCTGGAATCGAACCAGCGACCAGCGGATTAAAAGGCCG